CCAAAATATTTTGAGATTGATCGGGGAACGATGAATTACGACGTCAACGATGAAAAACTAATTAATGCGTACAAAGAAAACGTGTCAGTCGTTTCTTCACTTAGAACCACTGCGCTTGTTGATGTGAGCGGCGAGTAATTGCAGTAAGTGAAAGTAGTCACAACTAACAATTAGGGTTCGTCCAAAGGTTGGCCAACCAGAGGATGACGCAAGAACAAATTAACGCGGCTTAGTGGAGCCACTACTTCACTATGTCGCGTTTTTTGTTGCCCAATAAAGGGAATTATTATGGCTGAAGAGAAAATATCACAATCATACGAAGTCCTGCCAGCGGAAGGCGACAAAGATGTCGGCTTGAAGGTGTATTCTATTCTGAAAGCCATTATTGACGACAAGGAAACACGAGGTTTAATTACCCGTTGGAATCGGAATTACGAACTAAAACGAGGCAAGCACTGGCGCAACAAGACAAAGGCCGGAGTACCTTTAATTACGGCTAACCTGATTCACAAGCACAGAATGAATACCATCAATTCCCTGACGGACAACAACCCTGTTTTTAACGTGGCAAAAATCAACGATTCAGAGAATATTGATCAGGAACTTTACGAGAATTTACAGCGAACCGCCGAACATTGGTGGAACGAACAGGAACAGCAGGACATATTTGAATCATCCGTCAATAACGGAGAGGATTACGGGATAGCCATTGAAAAGGTTGTTTTCAACCCCGACATTGAGGAGAGCGGCGAGGTCGAAACCATTATAGTTGACCCCTATCATTTTGGTGTTTATCCGGTGAACTGGACCAATCCACGTTATTTACAGAAAAGTCTTGCCGTCCTTCATTATTATCCAATTTCTTTAAATGAAGCCCGAAGGAGATGGCCGAATAAGGCTAGTGAAATCAAACCAGACGGAGATATTTTAAAGGAACTTGGAGACGAACGAAAAGGAATCAATACGCAGGAGGCAGGGAAGGGCGGTCTTTTAACTTCTTTTGCCTCAACGGCTTATAATGTCATCAATTTCTTTAAAGGGGCAAAGGACACCTCCGATGATGAAGACGTATTACTTGCTGAGGCCTGGGTAAGAGACTACCGGACGGTTACAGACAAAACCGAAGAACAAAGTGTTGACGAATTTGGGAATATTGTGGTTATTGTCAACGAAGTTACGCGCCCAAAATACCCTGGTTATATCAGAAGGGTCACTGTCTGTAATTCCGGACAATTAGTATTGGAGGACACGCCTAATCCGAATATAAATTCATCGATGCCAGAAGAACAAGCCATGAGAACGTATCTTTGGGACAAATTTCCGTTTGCTGCTGCGAACTCCATTAAGGACACGGCAAGCGGATGGGGAATCAGCGATCTAGAAAATCTGGAAGATTTGAACATCGAATTTAATAAAGCCCTTTCTCAGTTAGTTCTTATCAAAGATAAAGTCAGCCGGTTAAAACTTATCAATCCCAAGACCTCCGGGGTTCCGAATGATGCTCTTACGAACTTCCCCGGCATTCTGAACCCTGTAAATGCACAAGAGGGGAATGGGATTCACTATCTTGATTACCCCAGAGTCCCCGCAGATTTACAGAACGCTATTTCGTTATTCAAGGACATGTTCTTTCTGGTATCCGGTTCGTTCGACCTGGACATGGCCAGAGAACCTGGCAGGGCAGTCCTGGCTTACAAAGCCATCGCGGCCCTTTTGGAGCGCGTCAACACGATGATGCGCGGCAAGGTGCGTTCGTACTCCCGTCTGATCAGAGAACGAGGACGGATGTATCTGTCTATGGTGCAGAACTTCTACACCGAAGATAGATGGATTACCTATAAAGACCCGGAAGGTAATGATGCCTACAGGAAGGTCAATGGGCAGAATTTTCGTATCCCGTTTAAATTAACCGTTGTCACCGGATCAACCATGCCCGTATCCAAGATTCAACTTCGCGAAGAAGCCGTGGCCTTGTTTGAGAAGGGGGCCATAGACCAGGAGGAACTTCTTGACCACCTGGAATGGTCGGGACGTTCTACGGTAGTCAGAAGAATGAAGCAGGGCGTTATCGGACAACTTACCGAGAAAATGGCGGCATTGGGAATGCCTGAATCATTTGCCGAATATATGAACGGTTTAATCGGCATGAAAGACAACGACTTTAAAAGAGCCATGAGAGACGGCCAGGTACCCAAGTTTGATGAAGTGATTAAAGCCGTTCAGAGTGGCGAGGAACCGCCTGACCCGAAGGAAGAAACAGACATCATGTTGAAACAGGCAGAGGCTAAGGCGAAAATGGCCGAGGCCGGACGGCTGGAAGCCGAAGCTGCATTGGCCGCGCAGAAAGCCATTACTGAACAAGTTAAACAGCAGGTTCAAATAGCCGGAGTGGAATACGACAACGAACAGTTAAAGATTGACCGGGCCAAAGTGGTTGCCGATATTAAGAAAGGCGAAAGAGAAAATCGGGAATTTGGCAATCGGATTAAACAAGAACGAGGTATGTTATCAAACAACAGGGAGGAGTAATGCTGGGACAGATAAAGAAGATCTGATGCAAGATTTTGTATCATTAGTTACATCTATGGTGGCAAGACTTTATGGGTTAAGGCGGAGCAAAAGAAAGACTGAACAATTAATTAGAGAACTTCAGGATGATCAGAAAATCAACGATAAATCTTAAGTTTGCCAATGCGGGCAAGCTTGAAAAAGTCAAAGAAATTGCTGAAGAATATAAGAGAATTATCAATATCTTTATTAATTCTCTTTGGGAACAGCAGCAGTTTTCAGGAAGCTTTGTTAAGAATACAACTGTCGATAGCTGGTTATCTGCAAGGCTAAAACAAGCCGCTGCTAAACAAGCTCTTTCTATTGTTAAATCACAACACAAGAAGAAAAAGAAACATAAACCTGTCTTAAATAGATTGGTTATGGAACTTGATTCAAGGTTTGTGGATATCACGCAAGATGTTAATCACTTCGATATTTGGATTAAATTATCCTCAATTGGCAATAAACTCATAATCAATCTGCCTTCCCGAAAACATATTCATTTCAATAAATTTATAGAAGACGGCTGGACAATTAAGAAATCAATTCGGCTCAGAATAAATGAAAACGGGTGCTTTGCTGATATGTTTTTTGAAAAGCCTGCTCCGGTCTTGCATGAAACAGGTAAGAATAAGGCAATTGATATTGGATACAAAAAACTGATTGTGAGTTCAGACGGTGAATTTATTGGAGATAATGCAATTTATGAGAAAATAGCACGTAAAAAACAGGGCAGTAATGCCTTTAAACGTGCTCTGATTGAACGAAATGAACTAATTAATACTTCGTGTAAAACGCTGGATTTAAACGATGTCAAAGAACTATTTGCTGAAGATTTAAAGAATGTTAAACATAAGTCTAAAGGTAAAATAAGAAAAAAATTTAATTCAAAATTGCAGCGGTGGGCGTACCCAAAAGTTTTGGGGAAACTTACCATGCTGTGTGAAGAGAAAGGAATTCTTTTTAAGAAAGTTCCTCCTCAATTTACTTCCCAGCGATGCAGCAGTTGTGGGCTAATTTGTAAGTCAAACCGTCAAGGCGAGGTTTACAAATGTAGTTGTGGATTATTAATCGATGCAGATTACAATGCCTCGCTTAATATTCTACACGTGGGCACATATGGTTCTCACGCTTTACAGCCAGTTCTATAAAATACTATGGAAAAGGTAACTATGAAATCAAACAACAGGGAGGAGTGAAAGTGCCAACGCCTAATGCCAATGAGACAGAAAAAGACTTTGTAGCAAGATGCATTCCCGTTGTTCTGGAAGAAGGAACCGCCAAAGACAACAAGCAGGCAGCGGCGATTTGTTTTTCCATGTTTCGCCTGCACAACAAAACAAAGGGCGGAATGTACAAACAATACCAGGAAGAAAGGAACCGCTCGTGATTCTTGTTGACTTTTTATGTAATAAATGCAATAAAATAACCGAACACTTTGTTGACGCCCGGCAGAAAATCGTCAAATGTGAGTGCGGGGGCAAGGCGAAAAAAATAATCTCATTGCCGGGAGTATATGTAAATCCAGAATCACCCGCCTGGATGACGGGTGTACTTGAGGTAGTTGATAAAGAGAACAAGGCTCCTCACGTTCAGGAGTTTTTAAAACATCCTACAAGGGATAATTACAAACGATGGATGAAAGAAGAAAAAATCAGACCTGTTGATTGGACAGAACATGGTGCACCTCCAACTTATAAGAAACCTCCTGCAATGGATATAGATCATATTGCTGGAAAACTTTATAAAAGATTGCGAGAAAAACAAAAACTTGAAGTGCACACTTAAACTAGAAAGGAAATTTTCAAATGGGAGAAAACATGACGACGCTAAACACCTCAGGAGAGATTGTGGAATCGTCGGCCACAGCGAATGACAGACCGGCCTTTGATCCGGATTCTATCGGTATCATCCATGACCGTGATGGCGAATTTACGGAACTGGATGCGTCAAAAGAGACGATAAAACAGGATGCCGAGGACGCTGGAAAAAGGGGAGAAGAGAACGTGCCTGAACCGAAGAAGGACGCAGCAGGTGAAGGAGACGAGACCCGTTTCGACAAACATCCACGCTGGCAGCAGATGTTACAGGAACGTGAACAGGATAGACAAACAGCCGAACAGGAACGTTTTGCAAGGGCAAGGCTTGAGGGCGAGTTAGAGGCGCTTAAAAGACAACCCCCGGCGAAAGAGATGCTCGTTAAACCTGATTACAAAGACATTACTGCGTTGACGGCGGAAGAGATTGCGGAATGGCAGGCCACAGACCCAAAAGGTTATGCGGCGAATATGTATGCACAGGTCAAGGACGAAACCATGCGCCAACTTCAAGATACTTTTAAGGCGGAGTTGACGGCGGAGAGAAGCAGGGCTAGCCTCGAAAAGACCTACAAAGAATTTGAGGCTAAAAATCCTGATTTCAACCCTATGTGGAATTCCGGGGCTATCGTGAGATTCATCGAAGAAAACCCCGGCCATAATCCCATCAGCGCTTATCAGGCCATGACCTATGAGACAAAGATGCAAAAGGCCATCGAGAAAGCCATTAAGGAGACCGAAGAAAAAGTCAACAAGAACTGGCAGGCAAAAAAACAGGCAAGGGTATTGGGAACCGGTCCATCCGGGCCGGGAATGGATACCGAAGATAAAGAATTAAAAGATGTAAAAACGCAAGGTGGGATTTATAACGTCCTTGCAAAACGGCTTGACCGTTTAAGGACCGCCCACTAACTATAAGTGGAGGATATTATTATGGCTTTAACCTATACAGAAATTCAGTCTTAGTAAAATAGGACCAACAATGACGATGGAGTGGCAATAAGAATGAAATGGACAGACGAACATAAGCAATACCTAGTAGATCATTACGATAATGGTAATGGTTTGCAAGACTGCGTTGCGGCCACTGGCTTCGGCGCTAACGCTACGAAACAGATGGCTCGCCGACTAGGTGTTGCTAGCGTTCGCCGCAACTTCACCCAAGAAGAGATTAATTACATAACTAAAAATTACTCTTCGATGGGGCCAAGGGCAATATCCAAAGAACTTAATCTTAATTGGATGTCAGTTTATACTTTGGCACAAAGACTTCACCTGAAATGTGACCCGATAGTTAGAAGCGAAAATACAAAACGTACTAACAAACTATGGGTTCGGACGGTGGAGACACGGAAAAAACAAGCAGATGCGAAGCGTAAATACACAGAAGATAATAACTGTATTAGCTGCGGAAAGAAAATTGTCCGCAAAGCAGTAAGATGCCAACTGTGTAATTTGAAAACCAGAAGGGGTGAAAATCATAACTTTTGGAAGGGCGGCGTTTCTGATTTATACCGTGTCATATACCACAGGCTTTGGAAGTCCTGGAAGATTAAAGTCCTTAAACGTGATGACTTTAGGTGTCAGGATTGCGGAGAACATCAACATCTTGAAGTTCATCATATCAGAAAATTCGTTCTTATTCGAGAGGGTGTATTAAGGGAACATCCTGAGTTATCCCCCATTGAAGATAAGTATGTTCTTGCAGACTTAATTGTCGCAGAACACCGCTTAGAGGACGGGATAACACTCTGTTACAACTGCCATAAAGATCGTCATTTTGAAAAACAGGATGAATTGCTGGAATCCCCTAACGTGAAAGATGAGGGCAATCAGCAGCCAAGCCGACTGAATGTGATAGATTTTGTAAGTCGGAAGGTTCAACGACTAACGAGTGAGGATACACAAACCAATAAACTCGACACGAGCGTCCTGCACACTGCCTCCCCGGCAGTGTGATGATATAGTCTGAGCTGTATGGAAACATACAGAAGCAAGGCTTAAATGCCTGGCGATAACATAACTGGTGACCGAAGATTATTACAAAACCGATGGTGGAAAGGCGTTTGATATTTATTTCGACACGTCTTTCTTTATGGATAAATTTTTAAACAAGAAATTTGGTATTTACGAGAAAGTGGATACCATCAACGTTAAGATTCCTTTGGAATATGACATGAGCGAAGGCGGATTCTATTCCCGTGGTGGTACGATTTCGTCTGATGATAAGGCAACTGTTAACGCGGCTAAGTTTGCCTTGAAGCACGCTTATGGAAATGCCACCATCTTTGACACCGATGAACTGGCGAACTCCGGTTCTTACGGCAAAGTCAAGATGATTGTGCAGAAAGTCTCCAATGCGCAAAAAACCATTGCAAAGAAGATTGCGCAGCAAGTTTATAACGCTGCGACGGACAGCGCACCGGAAATTTCCGGATTGCTTTCCGTGTGTTTTGGAGGGACTTCAACAGCTTACGGTCAGATTACTCCGACCGATTTGGTTTCTACGGACGGTTCTACTCCGTGGGCGTCTGTGAATACCACAACTCCCGCCGAGGGCATTTCACTGGATGTTATTCGGACACTGGCTACGTCTGCAAAGATTTACGATGGGCCGAAAGGCAAACCGGATATTGGTCTCATGCCCGAAGCCCTGTTCAACATCGTTGCTGGGCGTTTGCAGGTTCAGCAAAGATTTCAACCGGATACCGACACGGCAAAAGCCGGTTTTACCAATCTGGTTTTTGAGCAGAAAATTCTCGCGGCTGATGACTACTGCCCTTCCGGTTATTTGTTCTTACTGAACAGTAACTTTATCGGCTGGGCGGTGCATAAAGATGGATTCTTTACCCGGACTCCGTGGGCGGATTTGATTACTGCCAACGTGTTTGCGAAGTCCATGAAAGTTAAATTTCATGGGAATATCGTCTGCTCGAACCGGAAAGCACATGCCGGTCATAGCAACCTGAGTTAATACTTTTAAAATTGAATTTCTACTAATGAAATGTCATAGTAGATAAAGGAGAAAAGAAATGACTGAACCTATCAAAATCAATGCTTGGGCACAGGGGTTGTATGAAACCTCCACGACCAAGAAAGAATGTTTGGGTGCGAAACGCATCACCGAAGACGGACGGGAATTTCGTTATGGGAAAGCCGGTGGGGCGCTTATTGCCGGTGGGGCTACATTTGGCGTTGCAGTAACAGCAAACCATGTGGCGCAGGTGCAGACCTCCGGGGCGGCTAACGCTGCCGGTTCTACAAACGTAACCGTGTATGTCGGGGCTACAGCAGTTACCGACAATCAATATGATGACGGCTATCTGTTGGTCTATAGAACAACCTCCGGCACAGCGGGCATGATGTATCCGATTTCCAGCCACACGACAAAAGACGCCGCTGCTGGAACCATTACGGTTACTTTGAAAGAACCTCTGGAAGTTGCGACCTACACGACCTGTTATCTATCGCTGATTCCGAACCCGTATTCGAGCGTTGTTGCGGCTACGGACATTGCTACGTCTTACACAGGTCAGGCTTTTGTGTCTTGCGCGTCTGCTTCCTACTGTTGGATTCAGACCGCCGGTATGAGCAACACGAAGGGCGGCGACACCGCGACGGCCAATTACCCGCTTGGGCCTTCCGATACCGAGTCTTGTCTGGAAGTTGCTTCTACGCAGGCAGGCCCTGTGGTCGGTTACGCTTACAGCACGGCTCTTGTGTCGGGTTATCACACCCCGGTTATGTTGTATTCTAATTAAAGTTTTGGCAGGGTGGGGCTTCGGCCTCACCCTCTTCATAAGGAGGTTACAATGGCAATGACATCAAGCGTAACACAGCGCGACATTTGGGGTTCGATGGCTGTGTCAATAGGGACATTTACCAATGCCTCTGGTGAGACAGGCGGCAACATCGCCACCGGACTGAACCGTTGCTACGGGCTTATCTTGCAGCCGGGGGGGTCTAGTGTGGCCGCCAACGCCTGTGTGGTAAATGAGACCTTTACGGCCAATGGGTTAGATGGCTCCGCAATTACGATTGTCACGGATGCCGGTGTTGACGGCAACTGGCTGGCTTTCGGAGATCAACACACATAGGAGGGCACCATGGCTTTTTCAAACAACTTGCTCCATGAAGTTCCTATGGGGCAGATGCGGTTTACGATGGGGACGTTTACCAACACCGACAATTCAACCGGTGGCGATATTCGGACGGGGCTTCATAAGGTGCTTCAATTAAAGTTGCAGCACACCGGGACGGCTGTGGTTGCTGACGATCCGGTTATTGATGAAACCTTCCCGGTAAATAATCCTGTAACAGTAAAAACAACTGCCAACGCGAACGGACTTTGGTTTGCGTGGGGATGGTAAGGGGGCGAAATGTCACTAACATTAAGCAATAAAAAATATCATGTATTTGGAGATTTGGCCGCCGTTATTGCGGATGTTGCCTTCGACTCATCTTATCCGTTTGGCGGCGAATCTTTTAACAGCGATCAGGAATTGGGGATGCACAATGTTGAAGTGTTCATCCCTGAAGCTAAAAAGGGATTTTCGATTGGCTATGATTACGCCAATAAGAAAATCAAGTTATTCAAGAACGCTCCGGCGATTGTTTATGAAGAACAGCATACGCCGACCGCCGCGGGGAAGATTACGCTTGATTATCCGCCTGCTTATATCATGGGAATCTGTCAAGCCAGTGCCCCGCTGAAACTATCTACCTCTGGCGCAACGCTTACCTACGGTCAGGTAAAGCCGGATGCTATCTTTGCAGAAGGTGAAAGGGCGACATTATCCGTTCTTCCTGTTACGAATGAAATCACTAACGGAGATATTGGAGTTGGGACAGGATGGACGGCAGGAGCGAACTGGTCTATTGCTGATGGAAAAGCGGTTAAAGCCTCAAGCGCGGCGGTTGAAACTTTCGCCCACGACGACTTTGCTGCGACCGTAGGGCATACTTACCGGACGGTTTATACCGTGTCCGGTTATACCTCCGGAGGGATTGCGATTGGTTTAGGCGGGGCTTCGGGAACCGTTAGAACAGCGAACGGAACTTACACCGAGGATATTACTGCAACGACCGTCGGCGGATTGGCTTTTACGCCTTCTGGAACAAGCGCCCTGTCTATTGACGATGTTTACATCTATGACCTCTGCGATACGGTTTATGTGACCTACATTACACAGGCATGGAAAGACGTTTGGGATAATCTTGTTCAGGAAGAATCTCAAACCACTACGACCAACGCGGCTACCTTGACCAACGTCCCTATCGCTATTCAGTCTATCAATGCTACCGGAACGACTTCTACCAATTCATGTTTGATGCTGGATAAAGACGACACTCCGGCAACAGGGGAATGCAAGATTGTTGCTACAACCGGAGTTATCACCTTTGCGGCAGCGGACGTCGTGACTTCCTGCGTAGTGACTTATATTAAAAAGCCTGCTGCCGGATTCCTGTATAACCGCTTTGTGGCGGAAGAAAGTATGAGTGCCGCAACCAATGTCTGCACACCGGCTTATCCTATTTTGATTTGGGGATACAGCGGACAGATTCCAGAAAACGCAGCCGTAACGGAAGAGTTTATTTCCCTTGGCGGAACCGCAGGAACCGACGAGGCAAAACTTGATCTCATGTATCCGGGAACAAGAATTACCGGGAAGTCAGTTACTACCGGAACCGCCATGTATGTTTACGGGAGACCCGACGAGATTGAGACGGTGCCGCTGGAAGTAAAAGACGGAGAGGATTTGTCGGAACTAACTTCAATTAGAGTTATCTTCTTGGGGGCTTAAATGTCCACAACTCAAACAATTTACGACTATATTCAATATAGACCTGACATACAAGTGACAATAGACGACCTGGTTCATGTAGTGGATCAGGCCGTCAGGACTATTGCCAAGAGATTGTATGTCCTGGGGTCTGATTTAATCACCGGTCAAATGGAAGTGAAGGTCTTTGCGGAGGTTAGTTACAAGGCGGCCACCATAGCTTTTGTAGATTCCGGCCCGGACACCATCACCGATTCGGCGGCGCAGTTTGTCGTTGAAGGATTTGCGGCGGATATGCCGATTACAACGGACGCCAGCGGGAACGGAGGGCCGTTCAGAATCGCCACTGTTGCGGCAGGGACTTTGACCTTGGCTCCTACCGATACCGTTACGGCCGCGGGCTCTGGTTCTGATGTCACGATTACCTCTGATAGCTCATTTGGGTATCTGCCTACGGATTTTTGGGGATTGAAGGGGAAACCCTACATTGACGGGAAAGACTATACCTTAACGCCATTGCCTTCCGTGGATGTTGAAATTGCCTATCCGTCAACAGGCGAACCGAGGCACTACAAAATCCGGGGAACGAAGTTATACGTTACGCCGCATACCTCTACTGATTACACGGTTAAAGCAGATTATTTCCAGAAGCCGGTTGCTATTACAACTACAACGGCGACTCTTCCATTCAACGAACTCTTTGACGATTTGATTGCTGAATACGTCGTCAAGTATTTCAGAGGCCCAAAGACTGAGGGGGTACCTGCCGATAGTCTTTTGAGTAAGATGGTCATTGAGAATGTAGATTTGATTGCAAACCGGTATGACAGAAGAGCGCCGGTTGAATTTCCGCAGGCAATTGATTGGGGTAACATTTAGGAGGAAAATATAATGGCAGGAACGTGGCCGAATCTCGATGCTTCCGATATGGAAGCCAGAGTAAGAACTTATTTAAACGAGGTTACTGCTGGATTTTTTACCCAGGCGGAAATATATCGCTGGTTGTCTTTGGCGCATAAAGACATTGCCCAAAAGACTTTATGTGTCAGGCGCATTCTGGACGCAAAGACCACTGCATCCACACGCAATGTCACGACGAATTGTTACAAAGTCCTACATGTTGAATACGTCCCTTCATCCGGGAGGGAAGTCATGTTGACTAAGATTGACCCTTTAAGGGCCGGCCATTATCCGGCTTCAGGGACACAACCGCAATACTGGTATGAGTTCGGGAGTTCAATAGGCATCGAGCCGATACCGGACGGCACATATTCCCTGCGCCTTTATGTCGCTGATATGCCTAAAATGGCTCACCTTTCTTTTTCTTCTTTCACTGAAGGTGTTGGAGCGACTGAATGGACAGATTCAGGATCTGGATGGACTTGCGGAGCTACCGCAGCGCACGCGGGGGCTGGCCCGGATACATTGACTTACAACACTGCTTTAGCCACAGCTAATTGCAATATCACGATTGTCTTTACTGTATCAGGGGTAGGGACAGGTGGAAGCATCACCCCGGCTATAGGGACGGCTGGCGTAGCAGTTACTACTAATGGCGTTCACATGCAGACCATTGCCGCTACGACCCCGTGGAAAATAGCATTTTCCGGGTCAAACACCATAACCATTGATGATTTGCGAATCTACAAGGAAGCGGACTTTGCTTCAGCAACCGACCAGACTGAGCTACCTTCAGCATGGCAACACCTTATGGTTCTATATGCGACCTATAACGGATTGCTTAAGGACAAACGATTCGCACCGGCGCAAATGCTTGAAAGTATTTATAACAACGAACTTGCTTATTTGAAACAGAATATTGTGGAAGTCATACCGGATGGAAGAAACAGTTTAAAATATGGGTGAGGATTGTGACCGTGGGAACCTTAACTATAACCAATATTATCAACAACGTCAGAAGCGCATTAAATGAAACATCAACTACTATGTTGAGCGATGCGGAACTAACGATTTTAATTAATGACGGCTACAAGGACATTTGCGCCAAGGCGTTGTCTTATGAAAAGAAAATTACCAAAGATAACATTTCCACATCGCAGAAGATTGTTCCCCTTGTTGGTGAAAATGTTGCAAGAATTAATTATGTGGAATACAAATCAGGCACAACCGAGGGCGGGAAAGGAATGATGTGTGTTCTTCCTCAGGCAGTAGGTCATATTCCCATTAACACCAACGCCCCCCAATACTGGTATCAATGGGGAGAGTATTTAGTGCTTGAGCCTCTTCCAGACGCTGCGACGTATGACCTGTCTGTATATGCCTCATGTTATCCAAGCGCGGTTCTGGTGGCAACGTCAGCGGATTTACCGGCCTCTGATTTACCTGTGGAGTTCCATGAGGATGTTTATTATTTTACCTTGGCTTTTGCGGCATTAAAGTTGAAACGCTGGGCAGACGCCGCCACGGCTTACAATAGATACATTGCGGATATTCAAATCAAACGGATGCAATACATTACGAAACAGGTTGATATAAGAATGACTCACGAACTTCCTGAAAGCGTGACGATGGGAGAGCAACAATAATGGGCAAGGGCGGGAATGTAACTATTCAGAAAGAACCTCTACAGCCAGTTCAGCCGGTTGAAGGTGAAAAGAAGCAGAAAGTAAGTATCCCTTTAAACGGAAAACTGATCACCTCGGAAGATCCGGTGGTAGTAGGGAAAAATTTCAGAACGTTGACAAACATGAGATATGGCGAAGTATCTCCACGTTCAATATCTGGAATGACAAAAATTAATTCCAACGTGATAAATGAAACATACCTGAAAACAAGAAACGCTTTTCAGTTCCGAAAGATTCAGACGGATTCAATAGAGTCACATATATTGGCACAGGCTTATAATTCCGGCTTAACTGCATCAAAGGTTTACGAAAATACAACATCCCCTCCGGCAACAGGAGACTTTACCGCTACGGAGGTTTGGACTGACGACACCGATGCTGATTACGGGTTTTTCTCAGACGCTCCTGACGGAAATGTTGTTTACTGTAACGGGGCTGAAACTTGTATCTGGGGCGGAGACGAATCAAGGATAGCTGCTTTTATTTTATCAACTGCTGTGGTTGGAGATGATGGTTTAGTTACACAACCCAAAGAATTTACAGAAGCCATGCAAAATAGCAGTACTACTGCTGATAATATATGTCATCTTGGTGGCGGAATCGACCCATATGTTAAATTCTTATGGCACTGCGATGGCACAGACGGAGATACGGCAGACCAGACCGCTACAACCGGGCAGACGATTTCTCTGGAAGGAAATGCCCAACTTGATACTGGCTATAAAAAATTTGGCACAGCGGCATTATTGCTAGACGGCACAGGTGATTACGCAACAGTGCCCGACAGTGATGACTGGTACTTTGGAACAGGTGATTTTACGATTGATATGTGGGTAAAAATTGTCCTTGGTTCTGAAGGTGGTTTTTGCGGGCAATATGTTGATGCTAATAATTTCTGGTCTTTTTACTATTCTTCTTCAGCGGAAGAGATGATTAATTATCGTTTTAAGATTATTTCCGCAGGAGTGGAAGAATCTTATTATGGTTGGAGTAGTAGTATAACTTCTGCATGGGTTCATGTTGAATTAGTAAGAAGTGGTTCAAATTTAAAACTGTACCTTAATGGAACACTTTCTCGTCAAATATTCACATCTGTCTCCATTAATGCAGTCCCCAACCTTGCCGCACCTCTTGAAATAGGCGCTTGTGAAAACCATACAAAAGTATTTAATGGTTCCCTTGATGAGCTCCGCATTTCCAAAGGGATTGCAAGGCATACTTCTGATTTTACTCCGCCAGCTTCTCCTTATTCTCCATCTTCAAGACATTTTTTAGTTGGTTCGCTACGCCCACTTCAAGGAATAAAATTTTATGTAAGTCAGGCTAATACGGTTGCTTCTACGTTAACCTGTAAAGTATGGAATGGTTCCACGTGGGACCCACTTACAATAGTAGACAACACAGACACAGGAGCTTCTTTAGCAACAACCGGTGTAGTATCTTTTTCTTCCACCGTTAATACAGCAAGAATTAAATTTATCGAAGGTTACTTTTTATATTGGTATCAATTTTATTTAGATAACGGTGAAGCGGAAATCTACAAGGTAACTCTTGATGCTCCATTTCAGAAAATGATTGATTTCTGGGATGGTGAAGACAGGCTGTGCGCTGCATTTTATAAATACACGACAACTTTTACTGATTACACCATTAATGTTGCTGAAGATAATTACGACGCGGCATACGCTGACACATACGCTGATTTGAGTAGTCTGGCCGCATACAGCGCTGGGGATAACTGTCTTTATATCGGGTTCTTTGAACAGATAATGGCGATTAACTTTTCCATCCCTTCCGACAGGACGAATTCTACCGCCTCAACAGTTATATCAGTGGATTACTGGGACGGAACTGAGAGGAAATCAGTAGGTGCCGTAACTGATGGAACGTCAGAAGGTGGTATTTCTCTGTCAAAAACAGGAACGATAAGTTGGAATCCGCCCGATCCACAGGCGGAATTTAAAAAGATTATCTTCAATACAAACATGCCTTTATATTACTATAGAGTGAGATGGGATAAAGCCCTGGATGCTTCGACAGGTATTTATCATGTGTCCGGCATTCCTGCCCCAAAGAAAATCAAAGGATATAAATTCCCGATCTACGCACAGGACAGATTAATGCTTTGCGGAAACAAAGACGGAGCACAGAACACGATTTTAATATCAGCCTACGAAACCGCGCAGGTATTTAATGGTGAAGACAGTTTAGAAATATCGTTTGGTAATTCAGATGCGCTTAACTGTGGATGTACGTTATTTGCAATGTACGGTTCTCTTCTTTATAACATAACGATGTTATTTAAAGATTCGGAAATTTGGGGACTGGTTAACAGTGATAACAGATGGCTGAAATATCGTATAGCTGAAACGACAGGATGTCCGGCGCCTTTAACTTTGGTGACTTGTATTATCCCTCCACGGGAAGGACAGGAACAAAACAACAGATCATTTGCTATCTGGATGGCTGCGGACGGAGTTTACACATCAGACGGCAGACATCCGACTTGTGTATCATGGGACATCAGAGACTTGTTTGATCAAAACTCGTCTTTCCATATCAATCAATCTTACATTAAGAGTTTCAGCGCTTTTATTGATAAGAGCTTAATGGAGTATCATTTACTTATTGCGCTGACCACTGGAACAGTAACTACGTTAGACGCTGAATACGTTTTGGATTTAAGGAAATGGAAATGGTATAAAGTTGACAGAACCTCCGGCGCAAGATTGCAGTGCGGCATAAGTGTTCTTGACAGTTACGGGAACAATCATTCTTACGGATTCATTGATTCCGGATACATGGAAAGATTAGAATACGGCAAGACTTTTGATGGACAAGCGATTGTTTCTACATTGCAGACCGGTGACTTCTCGTTAATAGAAAATGATTTTTTGGTTGAAACAAGCCTGACGGGTCATGTCCTGGTGATGGCGGCAAAGACCTACGAAACAATGACTTTAGACGTTGCGCCGGGTGGAGCGGGTTGGTCGGTAGGAGAAACTATTACTGGACAAAGTAGTGCCGCTACTTGCAAGATAGCCGCCAAGACTTCAGGGACATCTTACGTTGTATATCAAAGATCAGGCGCGTATATTCCTGGTGAAGTATTAACCAATGGAACCACAACCGCAGATCAGGGTGCAAATTATCCTACCTTCGAGACTTCAGTAACAGCTTCCCATTATGTTGATTCTTCAAGCGTAGGAACTGATTACACGGTTCCCGCTAATAACGTAACTAAAAGACTATCGTTTCCCGTGAATACCGCAAACTCAAAACCTGGTATTTTTCATGCTATGAAATATGTGTTCTCTTCATCCTATGAAACAGTAGGATTTGAACCATTGGTTATTGGACTGTATTATCATCCGGTTCGGGAATATGATTATGAGTGAAAGGAGTTTTTATGGACGAATATAATCTTAATACAGACGATTTGAACGAAATAAGCAGGTGGTTTCAATCAAGAAAAGCCGCTGGCATAGAACCACAACCGTGGGAACTGGAAAAGCTTATTACCGCAAAGTATAAAGACTTATACGCCAATCAAGAACAAAACAGGGCTTTGGGTATCGCCGAACAGAGGGAGGCTTTAAGAAAAGAAGAACTGGGCGAAAGAATCCGGATGCAAAACGAAATGATAAGGCAGAACGCCTTAAACAGAGAGTCAATGGATAGCGCGGGGAAGTGGAACCTTGGTTCAAGTTTGTTATCCACCGCGCTTATTGCACCATATCTAAAAAGGAGGGGATAAAATGGCACTTGTAGGAGAAATGTTAAGGAAACTTCAAACCTATGAACCTGGCGACGTATTAAAGAAACTTCAAACCTATGAACCTGGCGACGTATTAAAGAAACTTCAAACCTATGAACCTGGCGACATATTAAAGAAACTTCAAACCTATGCTCATCCACAAATTAACGAATATAAAACTGACGCGGTTAATACAGGAACAGGCGCGGTTTATGCAGGCGCAGGCACAGACGAAATATTAAGAAGGTTTTACGCCCAAAAGGCTTCCGGAAGAACAAGTAGCCCTTCACCGGCTGACTATTACAGAGGTCAACTGCTTGCGGAATCAGGCAATTTGCAGAACAGAAGAAGAAATGCACTTGACCAGGCGAACCTGGCTACCGCACAAGAAGGAGTTGAAGCGCAGAAAGCGGCTAATAGTCAATCCATTGTTGATGCTGAAATGAACCGGCAGGCACAAGAGAAAGCCCAGCAGATGCAGACATTGACCAACCTGGGAACTACGGGGGCATTGGCTTATGGATTGTCGAATTCGACGTTATTGGGCGACACATTGAAGTCCGGAGTTCAATCGGTTGCTCCAAGTGTTGCAAAATATCTGGGATTGCAGACGGCAGCACAGAAAGCAGCCGCGGCGGCGGCGACAGGAGCAACGGCAGGGACGGGGACGACAGGATTAATAGGAGGATCAACGTTGACTGCACAGACGCCTATGTCAACGGGAGGGTTATACATGGCGGAGAATGCGGCTGATGCGGTCGGATCAACAGCGGGGGCAGGATTTGGAACAATGATCCCAATCGCTGGAACCGCTATTACAGCAGCTAAGCTTGGAATGCCAGTTTTAGGTAAAATGTTAGGGGCACAGTCAAAAGAAGAATACGAAAAAGATCCGAGTAGTAATTTTATGACACAGGCGGCTAATATAACTGCACATGACTGGGCTAGACCAGTCGAGGCAGGTTTTAAAGCGCTTCACATTCCCGTCCCTGGAAGTGACACAGTTGTTGGCAAGATACTTAATCCAGGCGCTGCTATTTTGGATGTATTCTGTTTCGCAAAAGGGACGCCGATGGAAATGGCCAATGGTGACATTTTCCCGGTTGAAAATATTGACTTATCTGAAGAAGACGAAATGCTGGAAGGCGGACGTGTGATGGCTGTCGGGAAAGCATTGTCTAATAACATTTATTCCTACAAAGGAATCCTGGTAGAAGGACACCATGCCGTATTTGATGGCGAATGGAAAAGGGTTCAGGATTGCCCGGAAGCCAAGTTCTATGGTTCGGGTATTGTTTATCCGATAGTCAACGAAAATCATTTAATCGTTGTTGACGGAATTGTGTTTGCAGATATGGTGGAAACACCGTTAGGGTGGGATGTTACAGATAAAGAAAGAATAGACTGGTTGAACGCACAAAGAGAACGAAATAAACTATTGAGGGAAAAATATGATAGTTCCGTATCAGAAACAAAAGCACTACGAAACGATGTGCAGGCTGTGGGATAGTTATGGATGGATACCCTGCCCGCAAGAAGCTATTCCCCGTGCCGCTTTGGTTGCGGAAACGTCCGCCGGAGAGTTTATAGCATTTTTGTCTATGTATATTGCGGACAAGATGGCGTTGATCGATTGGGCGTTGAAGGACAGAAGGCATGACAGGAAGATAGGCGATGAGGCGATAAAGACCATGTTTAATATGCTTGTGGAAACTGCCAGAAAAAGCGAATGTGCATTTATTTATTCGATAACCAAAACAAAATCATGGGGTGAAAAGTTATTATCTTATGGTATGATGACAGCAGAAACAGGAGCAACAACTTATATTTTGTCTTTGACTGGAATGGACACAAGGTTTATCAGTGATTAGGAGGGTGTGTTATGAACGGTTACAAAAGCGCATGGGAAGGAGCGTCAGAGGGGATAAACAGTGGTATTGATAATGCCCTCAAGTTATATTCCGCGAAAAACGCCCAGGAAGATCAGGCGTATAAACAGTCGTTACGACAAAGAGGAGAGGCGGAATACGCAGAACGCATGGCTCCCATAGGAACACCGGAGAGTTTAGCGACGCAATATGGATGGGACGATGAAAGCAGAAAAAAGATGTTGGGCATTATGGAATCCAGAGGGTTCCCACGCGGAACGCCTGTCAGGAGATACCAGGGTGACGATTTACTTAATGTCCTTGGAGTAAATGAAAAAAAAGATTTAGCTAATATGAGGACTAAATTCCTGGACCAACAGATTAAACAAAAAACGTCAATTCTTGGCAAATTAGATAAAAATTCACCAGCATATTCAGGGTTGCAATCAGAACTTGATACTTTGAGTATGGAATATGGAGGATTAACAGCAGGTTTGCGACAAATAAAATATCAAGAGGCAGAAGAAGCCAGAAAGCAGGCAGAAGAAAAACGTACGGAAGAAATGTTCCCGTTAGAAAAGAGAAAAGCTGAAGCGGATATAGGCAGAACCAGAGCATTAACGGCAGGTGGTGGAAGGATGACGGCAGCAGGTGGAGGTGGAATGACCCAGGCGAAAAATGTCGACACCGTTTTAAAACAAGGGGATGATATTCGTTCTGCTATAATCGAAAGAATAAAGAACTCAACCAATGAACAGGAAAAGACTGTTCTCAACAACTCACTTGGAAAACTTCAAGGCCATATTAACTATGATATTAACGAAATAAAGAATGGTAGACAACCGAGTAGTTTAACTGAATTTACGAGATGGTTTTCTGATATGAGGGGGTACAAACCAAACACACAAAATCAACAGCCGAAAGCGAAAGGGCTTGCTGGTGTTCAGACTTCCACCCCCAGTAAACCAACACATAAAAAACCGCTGAACGCCTATGGATATTAAATTAAGAGAAAGGACAGAGAAGTCACAACAATCCTAGTGAATTTTAGTGAATTTTAGTGGAGTTTATAATGGCATTTAATGTCAACGGTGCATTATCCGACGGTTATACCTATCGGGAAATAGCAGACCACCTTGCACAACAGACGAAATTTAATGTTTCTGGTGCGAGGGGAGATGGGTATACCGATGAAGAAATAATCCAGCATCTTAATCCTATGCCTGATAATGGTTTTGTGTCTAATGTATTGGATTTAGCAAAACAAGGCGGAGAAAGACTTATCAAGGGACTACCTCTTGCGGCGGACGTTGCCTCTGGTAGTTTCTCTGAGGAGGCCCCAAGACAATTATCTGAATCACTGACCAATGTACCGTTTAAACCAAAAGAATTACGGGAAGCAGAGCAGAACATAGGAGCGTCCGCTTCAGGATGGGAGGATGCCAAGGGTGTAATCGAAAGTTCAAAGGTTTTAGGTAATATGCTTTATGGTATTGCCAAGGAAGCGGTTACTAACCCAAAAGGATTAGCCTACTTTACATCAGAACAGATCGCAAACATGGTTCCATCTATTACTGGAATTATAACTGGATCAAAATTGGGGTTATTGGGTGGCCCCGCCGCCCCCGTTACTGTTCCCGCTGGCGCGTTTGCCGGGGGGATTGTTGGCGGAATGGTTCCCGAAATGGCATTGGAAGTTAGTGGGTTTGTCCAAAATGAATTGAGCAATAGGGGGTTGCCACCGACAGAGGAAAACATTAGGAGGCTTCTTAGCGATCCACAAATATCTAACAGCATTATTGACAAGACACGCAAAAAAGCCGCCGGAACTGCCTTTACTGATGCCGCATTAACAATGTTAGGTGGACGAATTGCAAGCCGCCCATTAGCGATAGCACAGAAGCAAGCAAAGGTACTCGGTAAGATAGTTAAGCCGACAATGGCAAGCAAGGCTGGTTATGGCGCGGCCGGTGTTGGCGTTGACATATTAGGCGAAGGTGCATCGGAAGCCGCAGGGCAGCAATTAGCTACCGGCAACGTGAGCATGGCGGACGTTGCTCTTGAAATGGCAGGAGGAACCGGCGGAGCTTTTGTTGAAGTTCCAGCAGCGGCGAAAGCGTGGGGCGCGGCGGCGAAGGGAAGACTGTTTACCCCTCAACAAAACATCCAGTCACCCCAAAGTCAACCTTCTCCCGCCCAACCTTCCAGTGGCCAGACCTTCGACGCCTTTGATGACTTTGCCAGAGCTTATCAGGAAGGCGCAAGCGCAGAAGATATTAAGGGGAAGAGAGACGAATATGCCGGAAGACCGGATGTCGACCAGAATGTGTTGGCTGATGTTGACATCTTCTTAAATGAAATTATATCAGAACAACCTTCAGACGTTGAAGATAAAATCAACGAACTAAAATCCATTCACGCAGCAAACGGGATAACCAACGATGACCTTATCCCGGCAGTTGGCAAAATGATGGCGGCTTACCCCAATGAGGCCGACAAGATAAAAGCTTCTTTCCCGGATATTCCTGTTACATTAAACGATGCGCTCAGGAAAACCGACAACGTAATGCCATTTACCGATGAATCGGATGCACTGAATAAATCTATTATTGATAATTTACCAGCATTAAAAGCCAATGAATATGTCAATGAATATGTCAATGAATATGTCAATAATGATGTCAATGATGATACAATTATTC